ATCGCACAGGAAGTATTATCTAAATTGTTTCAACAGGTTGTTGGCGAAGATATTGCTAATCTTGGCTTTGACTATGTTAATGGTACTAAATCCACACTTGAACCTCTTAGAAATGTTCTTGAGCTATATGCTGATGATTTTACTCCCAATCTAAAGATAGAATGGGATGACATAAGTATTGAAACATTATTAGAAAGGAATGACTTGGAAGCTAGATGGACATTTAATATACCTTGCCTAACTAGAAAGGTAGAGGGTGTAAATTCAGGACACTTAATTGAAGTAGGTGCTAGACCTAACACAGGTAAGACATCCTTTCATGCATCATTAATTGCTAGTCCTAATGGATTTGCACAACAAGGTGCTAAGTGTATCATACTGTGTAACGAAGAGTCTGCCCACAGAGTTGGTGCTAGATACTTAACATCAGCTACAGGTATGACAATGCATCAAATAAAGAAAGACCCAAGTAAGGCAAGGGAATTGTATGAGCCTGTTAAGAAGAACATACACATCAAAGATGCATCTAATCGTGACATGGCATGGGTTGAAAGTATCTGTAAAGCATACAAGCCTGACATAGTTGTACTAGACATGGGAGATAAGTTTGCTAGGACAGGTGGCTTTGCAAGGACAGATGAAGCACTGAAAGCTAATGCTATTCATGCTAGACAGATAGCTAAACAACACGAGTGTGCTATCTTTTATATGTCGCAATTATCTGCTGAAGCAGAGGGTAAGATATATCTTAATCAGGCTATGATGGAAGGTAGTCGTACAGGTAAAGCAGCCGAAGCAGATTTGATGATTCTCATAGCTAAAGATACAGTTAAGAATCCTGATGGTGGGGAAGAAGAAAGTCCTGCTAGACATTTAAATATAGTCAAGAATAAGTTATCAGGATGGCATGGTGTTGAACATTGTGAATTGGATTATGTGACTGCTAGGTATCAGTAATGCAACACGAAATGTTTGATATAGAACTATTTAATACAGATGGAGAAACTAAAACCTGTAGCAAATGCAATAAAAAACTACCACTGTCTAGCTTTAGTGTTTCATCAGGAGCTAACTTTCTTAGACCTGAATGTAGAAAATGTAACACTGAATTAACTAGAGTTAGAAATACATTGAGAGCAAAATATGGTATGCCTACAAAAGGTCATTCTTGTCCTATATGTGAAAGAGGAGAAACAGAAGTTGCAGGTAAAGGTGGTTTGAGAAATGGTGCATGGGTTATTGACCATTGCCATGATACTGAAACTTTTAGAGGTTGGTTATGCCATAGTTGCAACAGAGCATTAGGTGGATTTAATGATGATATTGATATTTTAAAGAGAGCTATTATATACTTACAAAAACATAAGGAGAAATTAAATGACTAATTTAACTCAAGAAGAAAAATTAAAAGCTCAAAAAGAAAGATTAACACGTTGGGCAAATGAGATGATTGACTTAGGATGTCCATATAGGTCTATAGTCAGAGAAGGACTTCCTTTTACTAAAGAAATGCTACCTGAAATAGAAGAAGATATAATAGATTATCAGAAAGAAGCAAATAGAGTTGATGAAAATAATTATCATAAAGATTATTACTCCAATACTAATTGGAAAAAAGTAAAAAGATTAAAAAAACTAAAAGAATTAATATCTTTTGATTTATATATTAAACCACATGGACATCTTAATTTTGGTTTAGTTGAAATAAATAGAAAATATATAGTAAGCCTTATTGACAATAATTGGAGAACTGTGTATAAGAATAAGTGGTACAAACATAAAAAAGATTTATCAGACTTTGTTAATAATTATATATTAAAGGATTTTCCTAATGAAATTAACACTTGATGTAGAGAATACAGTTACACACAGAGATGGTAAGCTACATCTTGACCCATTTGAATCTAACAATAGATTGGTTATGGTTGGTTGTCTAACTGATAGTGGCAAGGAGTATTTATTCAGAGATAACTTTGATGGAGTACAAGAGTTATTGGATGAAGCAACTATACTTATAGGACATAATATAGTGCATGATTTACTGTGGCTATGGGAATGTGGATTAAAGTATGATGGTGCAGTGTTTGATACTATGTTAGGAGAGTATGTTATACAGCGAGGTAACAAACAACCTTTATCACTTGAAGCCTGTGCCAATAGGTATGAGTTGGCTACTAAGAAACAAGAAACTATGAAAGAATACTTTAAGAATAAAGTACCTATTGATGAGATACCAAAGCAAGAGTTGTCTGACTACTTATCTGCTGACTTAAAAGCAACACAAGAGTTATCAGATGTTATATACAAGAAACTAAATACAGTAGAGTATGCAGGATTAATGAATACAGTTGTACTAACTAATCGTGTGTCTGTTACATTAGCTAGGATATATCAGAATGGTTTTACTGTTGATGTAAACAAATTAAATGAAGTTAGAGAAGAGTTTGAGAAAGAGAAAGCAGAAACAGAGAAACGATTAAACATACAAGTAAGACAACTAATGGGAGATACACGTATTAATCTCAATAGTCCTGAACAGATGTCTTGGGTTATATATAGTAGAAAGCCTAAAGATAAACTTGAATGGGCAAATACATTCTCGCCATATATGGATGTTACTGAATACAAAAAGAATGTTAAAGATAAATCAGATATTGTGTACAAGACAGAAGCACAGAAATGTGCAGGTTGTTTAGGCACAGGTTACGTAAGAAAGGTTAGGAAAAATGGAATACCTTATGCTAAACCCAACAAATGTGATTATTGTAATTCTGTTGGCTACTTATTTGTACCTACGAAAGTGGTAGCAGGACTAAAGTTTACTGCTCCTACTGCTAAATGGGTTAGTGCTAATGGATTTACAGTTAATAAAACTAATCTAGCTACACTACAGGGCATTGCTAGGAAGAATAACTTACAGGAAGCAGTTAACTTCTTGTCTGACTTACAAAGACTATCAGCTTTAGACACATACCTGTCATCTTTTGTTGAGGGTATTACTACACACACTAAACCTGATGGTAAACTTCATGTAAGACTACTACAACATAGGACTGCAACAGGTAGATTCAGTGGTGCTGACCCTAATATGCAGAATATGCCTAGAGGTGGTACATTCCCTGTTAAGAAAGTGTTTGTATCTCGTTGGGAAGGTGGACAGATACTTGAAGCTGACTTTGCACAGTTAGAGTTCAGAGTATCAGCATACTTATCACAAGATAAAACTGCAATGAAGGAGATAGAAGATGGTTTTGACGTTCATAGTTATACTGCTAGTGTTATTACTGATGCAGGTGAGAAGATATCTCGCCAAGAAGCAAAAGCTCATACCTTTGCACCCCTCTACGGAGCAACAGGGTTTGGAAGGACACCTGCTCAGGCTACATATTATAAGCACTTCACGGAAAAGTACGAGGGAATCGCATTATGGCACTCCAAGTTGGCTAAAGAAGCTATAAGCACTAGTAAGATAACTACACCATCAGGTAGACAGTTCTCATTCCCTGATGTTAGAAGAAACTCTTATGGTAAGGTGTCTCACTTTACACAGATAAAGAACTATCCTGTACAATCATTTGCTACTGCTGATATAGTTCCTCTTATACTAGTAAACATAGAGAATGAATTAGTCAATCTAAAGTCTTGTATTGTCAATAGTGTGCATGATTCTATAGTCATAGACATACATCCTAATGAGATACAAAAAGTAATCCACGTTATTAAAATAGTTAATAGTAAAATGATTAGTTTAATAAATAGTGCGTTTGCATTAGAGTTCAATGTACCATTATTATTAGAAGCAAAAATAGGTAATAATTGGCTTGACACGAAAGACGTTATGTGATATAACTTACAAACTTTGATAGAAAGGAAACATATGGTTAATGAAATAACTACGATAGATACCAATAACTATGCAGAGATGGCAAAAGCTATGGGTATTGCAGGGGAAACAGGCTCATCTGATACGAGTAAGGCTAATCCTCTACCAAGAATGAGATTGCATCATAATAATATTATGGGCATGAAGAAGGTTGGAAACGAAAGTGTAGAAGCAGTAGTCGTTAAGGGTGGTTCATTTAAACTAGAACGACCTGATATGCCTGTTGTATATGCTCCAACTGCTGAAATCAGACCCTTTGTACAGAGGTTTATGTACAAGAGGTTTGTTAAGAATATGTCTGCTAAGAAGGGTGAACCTATGGGTGTTTATCACAAGACACTTATGGCAGACAACCTAAACAATGACTTAAAAGATAATCAGGGTAGCTTTAACTGTGGTAAGCCATCAGGATATATCAAAGACTTTAAGGCATTGCCTGTGGCTACACAGGAAGTTATTAAGCAGATTAAGAGGGTTAGAGTAATCTTTGGTCTTATTGATATGCCTAATGCTAAAGACGAGAAGGGAGATAAAGTATCTCTAGACGATAGAACTCCATTCATATGGGAGATTGATAATCGTGATGCTTTCAAGACAATGGGAGAACCTTTTAATAAGTTTAATCAAACTAAAAGATTACCTGTTCAGCATTACATTCAGTTAAACAGTGAAGAGAGGTCATTGCCTAGTGGTGCTAAGTTTTACTTACCTAACTATTCCTTAGACTTACAGAAGACTGTTCAAGTAACAGATGAAGACCAAAACACTTTCATTAACTTCATGGCATGGATAGATAACTACAATAGTTATATATTTAATGAATGGGATATGAAAGCTAAAGCTCCTGTAAGCCAAGAAGACAAAGACATTGTTAATGATTTCATTGATGTTGACGTTGAGGAAGAGGTAGCCTAGTGAACCATCCTGCTGAAATGATGATTCATCAGTATCTTGAAAATGCTACAAGTGGCAAGTCTGCTATGAGCCAAGAGAATATAGAGCAAGTGGCAACAGACATTAAAGATGCATTGAATCGTCAGTTCAACACGAAGAGAGAAGATAAGTTTGGGTTACGTATGTCTAATATAGGTAGACCTTCTTGCCAACTTTGGTTTGAGAAGAATAGACCTGAGACTGCGTTACCTAAACCTACTACCTTTGTGATGAACATGATGATTGGAGACATAGTTGAAGCAGTATTTAAGGCAGTACTAAGAGAAGCTAATGTTAAGTTTGAAAATAGTGATACAGTTAGTCTTGAAATTGACGAAAAAACTACTATATCAGGTTCATATGATTTAGTTATGAATGATGCAGTAGATGATATTAAGTCTGCATCTGATTGGTCATATAAATATAAGTTTGATTCCTATGAATCTTTACATTCAGGAGATAGTTTTGGTTATGTTGGACAACTAGCAGGTTACGCAAAGGCTTCTAATAAGAAGGCAGGTGGTTGGTGGGTTGTCAACAAGGCTAATGGTCAGTTTAAATATGTTCCTGCTCACATTGACATGGACATAGAGCTTGACAAAATTAAAAAGAATATAAAGGCTACTGAATCAGATAAGTTAGTACGATGCTTTGAGCCTGAACCTGAGACATTTAGAGGTAAGCCTACAGGTAACATGGTTTTAAATAAGAATTGTACATTTTGTTCATATAGACAGTCTTGTTGGGAAGATTTGAAAGAACTACCTGCACAAATGTCTCAAGCTAAAGAACCTAAGATGGTTCAATATATAAAATTGAAAGGAGAGTAGCATGAGTAAATCACTAGATGAACTAAAACAAAATATTGAAGAAATGGAAAAACAATTAGCAGAAGCTAAAAAGGAATATCGTGAAATGCGTACAGCAGGTTTGCGTGATGCTATGGAAGCTAGAAAAGCAGCAGACGAAGCTGTAAAAGAAGAGTTAAAGAGCTTGGGTTACCAAACTTCTTATAGTCCTTTTACAGGTATAACGTGGCGAAACTTCTAATTGTCTCCTCATA